GAGAATAACGATGGCATGCGTAAACAGGTCAAACAGATCCGGTATGCCAATGGCACCGAGTCAATCGAGCTTAAAAATGGCAACCGCCTCGATGTTGTAGCGGCAACTCGTGACGGATCTAGAGGCCGCACCGCTTCGCTCTTATACATAGATGAGATCCGCGAAATATCCGAGGAGGGCTTTAGAGCAGCAACGCCTACTACTCGCGCTAAGCCCAATGCTCAAACCTTGCTTACCTCTAATGCCGGAGACTCATTTAGTACGGTGCTTAATGATCTACGCGAGAGGGCTATGAGTTTTCCACCTAAGACTTTTGGCTTTTACGAGTACTCAGCTCCCCAATTCGCAAAGATAACAGATCGTGATGCGTGGGCTATGGCTAACCCGGCGCTCGGATATACGGTAACTGAGGAGGCGTTAGAGGAGGCTGTTGCTACACAGCCAATCGAGACGACTAAAACAGAGCTCTTATGTCAATGGATTTCAAGTACTCAAAGCCCATGGCCGCACATGGCTGTTGAGGATGCAGCTGATAAGGATCTAAATTTGTCGGTGGGGCCTCTTACTATTTTTGCCTTTGACGTGTCCCCGAGTCGTAGAGACGGCTCGTTATGTATGGGCCAAGTACTCGAGGATGGTCGTATTGGTGTAGCTGTCTTAGAGATCTTTCATAGTGATGTATCTATAGATGAGCTCTTTGTAGCTAATGCCATCGCTAAATGGGCAAAGGTTTACTACCCTCGGCAGATCGCTTACGACAAATACACCACAGCCTCTATTGCTAAAAGGCTTGAAGCTAATGGATTACAGGTAACTGACATCTCAGGGCAAAAGGGGTATCAGGCTTCAGGGGATCTCTATGAAAGTCTGGCCAATCGTAGACTCGTTCACTCGGGGCAAGATGAGCTTGTAACGCACATGGCTAATTGTGCAGCTAAAGAGTCCGACTCATCGTGGCGTATCGTCCGGCGTAAATCCGCTGGCCCTGTAGATATTGCAATAAATTTAAGTTTTATCGTCCATATTCTCAATCAGCCGATGGGTCAGGCTCAAGTTTACGTATAGAGACACGCCGAGAGTAATCGGATTTTATGCTTGACATTTAGAGAAAATCGCCTCCATGGGAATACTCCAAACTCTAGGCATTAAGTCAGCTGAAAAGCCTACTATCGAGGCCCAGTACGCACCTGCCGTAATGAGTACTCAATACGGTTATGGATCTTTTAATACCGGATCTACTTACGGAGTAAATTCAAGTGGGATAGATCGTAATTTTGCTTTACAGGTTGCAAGCGTTACTAGATGCAGAAACCTTATAGCCGGTGTCATCTCCGGAATCGATCTTGCACTATACAAAAAATCTACAGGCGAAAAGTTAGGCTCTCCTATCTGGTTAGAGCAACCTGATCTACGCCAACCTCGTAGCGTTACTATCGCTGCAACTGTTGATAGTTTAATATTTTACGGATGCGCTTATTGGCGCGTTACATCTTTGTATGCAGATGATGGCCGACCTAGCGGATTTGAGTGGGTCGCTAATAATCGCGTTACGTACACTACAAATAAATACGGTACAGAGATAGAGGATTACTTTGTCGATGGTATTAAAGTACCTATGGGCGGTATCGGATCTCTTGTAACTTTTCAAGGTTTAACTCCTGGAGTATTAGATACAGCTGGCACAACTATTAAAGCTGCTTTCGATGTACAAAAAGCAGCGGCGGTAAGTGCTAATACACCAATGGCTACTACAGTATTAAAAAATAATGGCGCGGATTTACCTGAGGCTCAAGTACAAGGTTTACTAGCTGCATGGAAATCTAGCCGTGCCTCGCGTAGTACGGCCTATTTAACGAGCACCCTCAGCGTAGAAAATATTGGCTTTAGTCCTAAAGACATGATGTATAACGAAGCATCGCAATACTTAGCTACTGAGATCGCTCGCGCTATGAACGTACCGGCCTATTACATTTCTGCCGATATGAATAACAGCATGACCTATCAAAATATTTTAGACGGCCGTAAAGAATTTATGGCTTACTCACTACAGCCCTACATTTGTGCAATAGAGGATCGTTTATCTATGAACGATATTACTAACTCAGCTAATCAAGTGCGTTTTGCTGTTGATGACTCTTTCTTACGTGCAGATGCAAGAGAACGTTTAGATCTAATTGAAAAAATGCTAAGTCTAGATTTAATCGATGTAAATCAAGCCCGACAAATGGAGCAACTAACACCGCTAGGAGATACAAGTGCTACTAACGTTTAGTCAGGAAATACAGGCAGCCGATACAGAGCGCCGGATCGTTTCGGGGCTTATTGCACCTTACAACGAGATCGGCTCTACAAGTGCCGGTAAAGTAATGTTTGAGCGCGGCTCAATTACTTATGCCGAAGCATCACAAATTAAACTTTTAATGCAACACCAACAGGATAAGCCGGTAGGTCGCGCTATTTCATTTAGTGACTCTACAGAGGGCGTATATGGATCTTTCAAGTTATCGAGTAGCACTCGGGGACAAGATGCGCTCGTATTAGCTCAGGAAAACCTAGTAAGTGGCTTATCCGTAGGGGTCGATGTAACGGCCTCTAAGCCAATGGGTGATTACCTGTTAGTAACGGCGGCTGTCCTCAAAGAGGTAAGCCTCGTCGAAAGCGCGGCTTTCCAAAATGCCGCGGTTACTGATATTGCAGCAGCTCGAGCAGCGCTTGAGGCAGCTACAAGTACAAAAGAAAAAGTTACAACGATTTCTACGACGATCGTAGAGACCGAAACAGAAACAGAAACCGAAAGCGAGGAAGCTGTGACTACAGCCCCAGAAAATACACCGGATACTCCGGCAGATACACCGGTCGAGGCTGAAAAGGTCGAGGCCGCTCGTAAGATTATCCGTCCATCTGTACTTGACTCTCAGAGAGTACGTACACCCATTACATCTATGGGTGCATATACAGAGCACAAAATCAAAGCTGCACTCGGTAACGAGGACTCTAAGCTGTATGTAACGGCTGCCGATGACAGCTTTAGCACTAACCCAGCATTTTCACCTACTCAATACCTATCAGAGTTTCCAACTAACACACGTTTCGGTACACCTGCTATCGATGCTTGCTCACGCGGTACCTTGCCAGCTAGCGGTATGACAATTAACGTACCATCACTCGTCACATCTGCCGGAGGCCAATCAGGCGTAGCACCTGTTGTAACTGTTGAAGCTGAGGCCGGAGCTGTTGCTAATACAGGTATGGTCACAGAATATTTAACTGGCACAATTAATAAGTACTCAGGTATGAATACGCTCAGCGTAGAATTACTAGAGCGCTCAGATCCTAATTTTTATGCAGAGCTAACTACTCAGCTACAAAATGCGTACCTTAAGACACTTGATACGACAGTCCTAGCAGCTCTAGTTACAGCTGGCACCGTTGCTACAACAGCTCAGGCCGCTACATCTGCCGGAATTATCGGCTACACATCCGAAGCCGCTCGCCTTGTATATGAAGCAACAGGTTATTTCGCTAATAACTATATTGCTAACGGATCACAATGGCAGCTATTACTTGGCGCTACAGATACAACAGGGCGACCAATTTACTCATCAAGCCAACCAATGAACGCGGGAGGGCTTACTCAACCGGGATCAATCCGAGGCAACGTACTCGGCTTAGATCTTTATGTTGATAAGAACTTTGCAGCGACTACAACAGTCGATGACTCAGCAATCATTTTGGCACCTGAGGCCTTTACTGTTTATCAGTCACCTACTGCCTATATGTCAGTAAATGTTGTAAGCAACCTACAGGTACAGGTAGCCATCTACGGTTACATGGCAACAATCGCCAAGATGCCTAAGGGAATTATCCGCTACAACTTCACCTAAGCAATAACCCTAATAGTCGGTAGGGCTCTTAGCCCTTTGAGCCCTACCGGCCCTATTAAGTAGAGGAGTAAATAAGTGCCAGCTACATACGTCACCGAGGCCGAGCTAAGAGCTAACCTAGGGATCGAAAATCTGTATAGCTCAGATATTGTCGAGACGTGCTGTCAGGCTGCCCAAGATTTACTCAATCAGTTTTTATGGTTTGACTCCGCATCTGTTGTAGGTACAGCTCTACAAAATAACGTAGCTACAGTTATGGTTGCTAACCCTGCAATCTTTAGTACGGGCGACTCTGTAACCTTGAGTGGATGCGGCTCAACTTTTAACGGCACCTATACAGTTACGGGAACCATCCCATGGACAGCCGGAACAGCTACCCAATTTCCATCCATAGCGTTTAATGACCGTTTATTTAATTACCCTAACGGCTACAGCTTTATACAATTCGCTAAGACAGCCGCTAACGCTAACTTTACGCGAGTGCTCCCCTACGGCTCAGCTGTAGGAGCAGACACAAAGACAAACACCTACGCGACTACTCCGGCCGTACGCGAGGCTGCGATGATTTTGGCTACCGATATTTTCCAAGCACGCCAAGTCTCACAGACAGGCGGCGTATCTATTGACGGATTTAGTCCGAGCCCCTATCGCCTTGGCAACAGCATGATCGGCAAGATCAGAGGGCTTTTAGCCGGTTATCAAAATCCCGGAAGTATGTGCGGATAAATGCCGGCGCCTATTACTACGCTACGAGCCTCACTAGCTGCCGCTCTAGCTAATC